TCGCTATCGGCACACTCAACCCGCCCGCCGGGGAACTATACCACGCCTGCCCTTCGTCCCGTCGCCGCAGCCAGCAGAGCGGATCGATGTAGAGTTGTTTGATTTCCGAGGGGGTCAAGGCGCGGTTGTAGATTGCACAATCTTTAATATCTCCTATAAAATATTCCGACAATGCCCTACGCCATGAGCCAATTGAAATATCTTCAGCAGTGTAATCTATAGCGCCAGTCAAAGCAGTAGGACCGCCTTCTATCTCTCCGTTTCGATACAACCGAAGATTCGCACCGTCGTATGTCGCAACGACATGCGCCCATTCATCCAACGGTAAGACTGCTCCCGCGACTGACACCACACTAGCAGCATCAACTAACCACAATAATGTTCCGCCAGTCTGAGTAATTCTCAGCAGATAAGGAGTTGGATACGCATTCGTCGCGACTATACCTCTGTGCACCGTATAGTCATTGCTAGTCCGTCGGACCCATACCGAGAGAGTAATTGCGTCGGTAATCGTTAATTTATCGGTAAGTGGGACATTAACATAGTCGCTGCCATCAAACCCTAATGCGCCCGCTCCCCAAGTCGCCCCCGTAATCGCCCCATGATTCTTATTCCCACTCAAATCATAGAGCGTCCCTCCCGTTGGCCCCAAGCTTGGCGCATACCCCGCTACTGGCCAGAGGTTTGGGTAGAGTGATTCCCCCCGGCTCCTCGCTCTTGGTTGTGTCCATCGCATGTTCCGCTTCATTATTGAACCTCATCCACTATGGGCACAAGAGCAAAATACATCTCAACGCCATCGCCTTCAAGAGCTTGTCCTCCATTGTTCACAACTACCGGCATCCCATATCGTTGCGATGGAGTAATAGCCCCGATCACTTGCTTTTGGACTGTAGTTGCCGCATCATTAGTGGCTGTCAAAGAACCAAGATACTCCAGTTGTTTCACCCACTCCGCTTCTTCGCCTGCTTTATACGCTCCGTCGGAACCGGAAGCTCCGCCCATATTAGCCGTGGCCGCCGTTTCACTCTGGGAAGACGACCAATAAAAATCGACAGTAGTCCCCGCCGTTGGCGCAACATCAAACTCGATCGCCACCACCACCATATACAATCTGGCTCTGGTGGCTCCGAGATCGCCTTTACCGCCTTGCCGGGCCGCCCCATCCGCCAAAGAATCCAAGTCAAGAGCATAATCCTCCCCCCCAGAGAAGTCCCCATCTCCATAGTCAGCCGCCGCCCAAACTAGAGGAGTCCCGGTTTTATGTAATACTTCATTTGCCATGTTTATTCCCCGGTCGCGTAAGTATTGATATTGCCGGCCACCACGAACTTCACGTCAGTGTCAGCCGCATCAGGCAAAGCCGCCGCTATGGTTGGGTTGTCACAAACGTGAGCTAGGAATTTCTGTGCTTCCACCTGCGGATTCAGTCTTACCGTCGTGGCCCACGCTATCCGATTAGCATGGTTAGCTGTCCCTGCATCCTCGGCAATAATATCAGCGGCACAAGACAAACACGCCCCAGCGATCTGGTCAACTAAATCTTTATCCTGGCCGATCCAACCTCTACACAAATCTATGTACGCCATAATCTATTTCCTTTTTTAAACTTCTTCACTTCATCACTGTCCAACGCCAACGCAAGCGACGCCAACGCCAACGCCGCCCCGGAAAAGATAATTATTCTGGTTCGCATAATGTCCGCCCTTTCGCCTCGATTCACTAATTTACCGATTTACTGATTCACTAGTTTACTTCTTATCCCATCAAAAACTTCATCACCGCCGCCGTGCTCGCCGAGCCGGCCGCCCCGCTCGCAATAACCATCCCGACTAAAAACGCCTTGGACACCCGCATATTGATCCCGTGCGGACAACTCTTGACGTGCTGCTCGATCTGCTCCTTGCCAATCTTGCGGATCGCCTCGCACATCTCCTGCGTATGCTCGGCCAGCGACTGGCCGAACGTCGCCTTAATCTCCCGCCGATCCTGCTCCGAAAGCGCCATCGTAAAAACTCCGTTTTTCAGTAAATCAGTAAATTGGTAAAACAGTAAATCAGGAAACCAATTCACCAATTCACCACTTCACCAATTCACCAATTCACCAATTTACTAATTTACTAATCCGCTGATTACGTGTTCGTCAGCTTCCGCACGAACAGATCGGCCTCGCCGATCATCACCTCGTCGGTATCGTGTCGAACGCGAATAATATCGCCGCGCGAGTCTTCCTCTCGGTACGATTCCACCACCGGCGATTCCGGCGAATCTCCGGTCCATAAGATCGTCCGGGCCGCGGACGGCTCTTCCAGCGGATCGCCCTCGTCGCAAAAGACCCCCAGGTAGATCACGCCCGCCGTCCATATCTGAGTGTTAGATTCGGCCACGCCCTCTTCCTTCGAATCGTAACCGCCCGCGGCGATCAAAACCTCCTTGATCCCCAGGCAGCTCGCCACCTCCGCCACCGGCAGCAGGGCCGGGATGACGCTCTTGCCATAAACGTACTTGACCCGATCCACCACCGAGTCGGTCTTCATCATCTCGCGGTAATCGGCCCGCGGGATGATCAAACTCAGCCACTCACGGCCGATCCCGCAGGCGTCCTCCAAATTTTCCGCCTGGGTCATAATGTCATCCAGCGGCACCGCCGAGGCCGTGGTGCTCCAGGCCGTCGCCACGTTGGTATTGGTCAGGCCCGCCGCCGCGAAGGCCGCCGCCACCCGGATCTCCTGGTTCAGCAGGATCTGGTACCTGGCGATCTTGGCCGCCGCCGCCTCGGCGTCCAAAATGTGAGAATATTTCCGCCGCATCCGATCATCAACCGGATACTCCAGGCCGTTCTCCTCACAATCGTATGTTCCTTTCCCGAACTGGCCGGTAATCCGGTTATATTTGCCGCGATTAGTCCGCTTCGTGGATACCGGTTTCTTAAAATTCTCCCGGTTTATAATGGGATAACCGCCCTCGCAGGTCGCCGATTCAAAAATCGGTGCGACCTTCCGAGCGATAAATCGCTTCGCCGCTTTGGCACTGTCATATTCGCGCACCTCCGCCGCCAAATCCGGCCGGAAGGTAACGCTAGTTGATTCTGGTCTCATAATTTATTCCCTTTCAATTTTTATATAAAAAACGCTTGTTCTTCTGTTTAGTAAATTGGCAAATCAGTAAATTAGTAAATCCGAGAAACCAATTTACCAATTCACCAATTTACTGATTTACTTTTTTTACCGATCCTCAACCACATGCACGTAATCGACCAGCAGGGCCTCTTCGTTGGCGCCGCCCGCCTTGACGCCCAGCAGGATGTGCATCTCTTCCAGCCCGGAGATCGTCAGATCCTGGGCCGTGCCCGCCACGCCGTCCACGTAGGGTGTCACGCTGGCCGTTACCCCATCGTTATAATCGTAGAGGAATCCTAGTGTGTGCCAGGAGCCGGACGTAAAGGCCCCGGCGTTGGTCAGAGTCTCCTGACTGGCCGCGTTAGAGGTCTCAAACTGCCAGACCGTCCCGCCGTCGACTTTGAAGAAGACCGCCCCGTCATAGCTGGCCATCGGCCCGGCCCCGTCGTCCACCAGCGAATCGGCCGCCGCCGTATCGGATAAACCGATGATAATATTGGCGTCGTCGGTATTGGCCTCGGTCAGCTTGACCCGCGCCTCGAAGAAGAGCCGCTTATTCGTCTGGAACTTGAAGACCTCGGCCTTACTGGAGACGTAACATTCATCGTTATCGTCACCGTCGCAGCCGATCTGCACCACGCCGCCGACCGCATCGGTGATCTTATCGCCCCCGGTAGCCCCGGCGTCCTCGACCACCGCCCAGTCGAAGGTCGTATCGTAAGTAAACATATCATCGAAATATTCGATGATCGACTTCTTCGACGAATAGAAATCCATGCCGCCCCGCGGGCCCCACAAGATCGCCGCCGCCTTGCCGCCGTCGGCGGTGATCGCCTCCAGCAGAATCCCGATCTGCTTGCCGACCGCGGCGTCGGAGACCTTACCGTCGGTCGTCACGTAGATCGCCGCCCCGGCGCTGATCGCCTTCGAGCCGGTCACCTTATGGATCTTGCCGTCCAGCGGCTCAATCGCCACCGGCTTGGTAATCGCCACCGCCTCCTGGGTCAGCCCGATCGGCTCCTCGCCCCCGTCGGCGTATTTGGCCGTACTGCTGGAAAGCAGTATCAGCCGATCCGCCGCCAGCGCCTCGCCGCTGGTCAGCGTAAAAGGTCCATCATTACTCCATGCTAATCCACCCATTTTATTACCTCGCTTTCAATCGCTTGTTCTTTATTTGTTCCGATTTCTCGTTTCTTTTTTTCCAGCTTCCCTCAGTGAGCGAAACCCGCCTTCCAGGCCGCGTGCGCCTGTGGGTATTGCCGCGCCGCGGCCCGATAGGCCTGCGTCTCGGTCATCCCCTGGGCCCGCATCCGCTCCACCGCCCGGGCGTAGATCGCCCCGTCGGCGCCGTCCCCGGCCGCCCCGGAATCTTCCCCGGCGTCGGACGCCTCGGCCGCCGCGCCGTCGTCACCGCCCTGGGCAATCGCCTCCAGCTTGGTCTTCGCCGTCTCCAGCTCGCCCCGCACCGCCGCCAGCTCCGCCGCGTGCGCCTGCTGCGCCACCGGCAGGGCCTCCGCCTTGGCCCGGGTAATGTCCCACCCGGCCGCGATCGCCTGCTTGCGCAGCTCGGCGAACTGCTCGCCCGGCAACGCCGTCGAGATCGCCTCGATCCGCTCCCGCTCCGCCTTGGTCGCTTCCGCCTGCAAGGCAGCGGCGTCCGGCTGAGCCGTTTTTTCTTTGTCGCTCATAACTTCTTTCCTTTCGTTAAGACTAACTGTAATATCCGTTTCGACCGCTGCCGCAGCCGTTCCAATTTCTTCAAGATCCTCCTCATCCAATTCCAATTCGGCCGACTTCGCCAGGGCCGTCTCAAAGTCCATCACCCCATCGATCATCTTCTCCGCCGCCGCCGCGGCGGCGATATAGGTCCTCCCGTCCGCCAGCTCCGCCAGCCGCTCGGCCGCCAACCCCCGCCCGGCCCGGCCCCGCATCACCGCCGCCAGGAAGATCTGATATTTCGCATCGATCCGCTCCTGGATGACCGCGGCGTTCTCGGCGGTTATCTCCACCCCAGGCGTACCGACCCCCTTATTAGCGCCGCTCCGGCAAATCACGAACCGCAGCCCCTCCTGCGCCGCCCGCTCGCTGGAATCGACATAAATCGTATAAATCCCAATCGAACCCACATCCGCGGTCTCGTTCGCATAAACCCGCGACGCCTGCGAAGCGAGCCAATAGGCCGCCGAGGCCCCCAGATCGTCAATGTAGGCCGTCACCGGCTTTTCCCGCCGCGCGGCGTGGATCTCGTCCGCCAATCCCGCCAGACCGTCGATCATGCCGCCGGGCGATTCAACATAGAGCATAATCGACCCGACCGCCCGGTCCGCCAGCGCCTCCCGCAACTGCGTGCGCAAAAGCTGCACGCTGGTCCCGCGCGGCTGACTGGTCCCGTTTACCATTCGGGAATATTTCGCGATCACCCCGGAAACCGGGATAATCGCCGTCCCGTCGGAAGTCACCTCATAGGACCGCTCGATCTTCCCGGCCCGGCCCGCCGTCGCCGCGGTTATCTCCTCGGCCGACAGCTTCACGCCCGAAACGTGCCGCTCGACCACCTCGCAGGCCCGCTGCAAGGTCTCCAGCCGCATCGCCCACTCGCCCCCGGCGGCATACTCAAGTAAAATCGGTAGTTTCTCGCTCATATATCAGCCTTTCAAATCCGAAGCACGAATATCGAAATCCGAAACAAATCCAAAGTTTCAAATTTTCGAATTTCTGAAATTCTTATTTGTTTCGAATTTCGGATTTCGGATTTCGAGTTTTTCCCAGCTTCTGCTTCTCCGGCGTCAGCCCCAGCGACTCCCGCACCGTCGCCTCCGCCGCCGCCGCGTCCGGAGCGTAAACCTGCTCGAACCGCCGCGGCCCGCCGTCCTCACAAATCGCCACCCGAAAAGGGATCTCCGCCGTAATATCTATTTTTGTCATTTTTCTTACTCTCTTACTTTTTTACTTCTTGTCTTCTTCACCCTCTTCTTCATCCTCCACTGTCCGACCAGTCGCCACCGAGACCCGTACCTTGCCCGGCTCGACCCCAACCTCCGCCAGCATCTTTTCAAATTCCCCGATCTCCTTAACCACCTCAATCGGATCGCCGCCCCGCTCCCGGATGCACTCCTGCGGACTCTTGACCCGCATCGCCACCCCGATCGCGTTGCCTTGCTGCTCTTTAACGGGATCTATGTACTCCCACGCCGGCCACTGACACCGGACCGTATAAAGCCGTTCATCGGCCGGCAACTCGCCCAGTGCGATCCCGCGATTGATCTGCCAGCGATACCAGGGCCGGGCGATATTGCCCTCGCTGAATTTCTGCCATAATCGAAAGCCCCGCCGCGCCTCGCCCAGCGACGCCCGGCTGCTGGAAAAATTGGTTTTGGAGAAATCCATCATCACCAGCTCCAGCGGCATCCCCAGCCCCACCCCCATGATCCGGCAGCAGGTCTCAATATAGGAGCTGAAATTCGATCCCGGCCGCTGGCTGCCGAACATATCGACGTCCTCGCCCACCAGCAGCTCAAATATCTGACCCGGCTCCATCTTCTGCATCTTCCCAAAGCTCGAATCGGTATTGTCGTTATCCTCGATATTCTCCTCGTCGGCGTTATAAAGCTCGTTTTTGGTGATCTTAAAGCCCAGCATCGCCCCAATCTCCGCGGCGATCTGCTCATAATCGAGATAATTGTCCGTCCGGTCGAAGGTCCCCAAGATCGAAGCCAGAAACGGCACCCCCCGCGTCTGATTAAATCTTTTGCGATAAGCGGCATATATCCCATATTTCGCCGGCACCCGCCGCCACTGTTCGGTACTTCGCACCAGACCCGAATCGCCGCTCACCGGCCGGTAGCGTAGATGAAACGCCGTCGGCCGGTTCATCTTATTCAACTCCACCCCCAGCACAATCCGACGACTCTGACCGTCATACCCCAACACCTGGGGAGATTCGATCTGGTCCGCCTCCACCGGCATTACCGACCCATCCCGCCGCTTGATCAGCAGACAATCCCCATCATTCCAGATCGCCCGCAGGGCCGTCTGGCCGATCTCGGTAAAGTCCCGCACCCCGGAGGCGTCCGCATAATATTTGTCCATCCGCCGGGCGATATAGTCCTTCACCCGCTTATCCAGCTCCGGATCGCCCGTCGTCGGGATAAAATCGAAGTTAGCGCCCCAGATATTGACCACGCCCCGGTCCAGCATCCCCGAAAAAAGCGAACTCTGCCGATCGTGCATCCGACACAATTCCCGCAGAGTCCCCAGGGTATTTTTGTTTAAATGCCGGTCCGCCGCCGCCAGCAGGCCGTGCATGACCCCAAACGTCCGCCGGAACCGGCTCGATTGCGTCACCTCATAGCCCGTCCCGCTCGAAATCCCCATGTCCCGCCGCGGATCGGTCACAATCTGCCGGGCGCCATATTTATCGACTTCCGCTATCATCAAACGTCCCCCTCTCGAACGTCCGAAACCCGCACCATCCCCCGGCTCAGCCGGGCAATATTACTCTCCAATTCCTTTTTAATCCGCCGTAATTCTCTAAGATCGGCTTTTTGAACCTGCTGCCCATCGACCCCATAAGACTGCCCCCCAGCATAAATCGCCGAGATCGCCGTCTTGACTTCGGTCAGCTCCGTCTGCATTTCCGCTAATGTCGCCATACTTTAAGCATGCGGTCCGCCCGCGCGCAGGACAACCCACAACAGTCCAGATCTGGACACTACCTAAATTAACACCCCGTAAGGCTCTGACTGATAAGCATTTACACGCAACCAAAAAGATAGGTAAATTGAGGTATATAGTGAATATGGACAAGCTGCGCGGCGTTTAATAGGACTATGCGCCGCGAAAAAGGGAAAAAATCAACCACTGGGCCCCGGAACTACCGACTCTGACTAATCTCACCGCCAACCTCCCCCCGATACGCCAACCCTCCCCATCATCTATAGCACCCGGCCCCGCCAGGGCCCAGATCTCTACTCGTTCCACTCCCGCCGGCAACACTAAACTAGTCAGAGTCGAAAGTTCTGCCGCCCTGTTCTTTATCCGTCCAACCCCGCCGCCCATAGTCCTGTGAACCGCCGCGCAACCTCGCCCGGCACCGGCTCTGCGCCCCTACTTCTCCATCCTCCCAACAAAATCGGCCCGGCGGCCGTTAACATCATTCGGCCTTGGATAAGGTCTAAACAACTCACCGCCGGACCCGCTGAGGTTTTATCTCCTATTTCTGCGGCTCCACCACCTCCTTGAGCGGATAGCGATGCCGATGCTTGCCCATGCACTGCATATTCCGCGTCACCAGCACCCGCCCGTCCTTCATCGTCTCGGTCCGGGTTCCCTTGACGTTGGCCGCCGCCCCGCAGACCGCACACTTCGTCAGCGAGCCGGCGTAGCGATTCGAGACCCCCAGCTTCTTGGTCCGCAGCCGCTTGATCAGTTCCGCCCTTTTTCCGCCCACCGGCAGGGCCTCGGCCAAACACAGCGCCTTGAGGTCCGCCACGTTCATCTCGGCCACCTCCTCCATCGTCAGCGCCGCCAACCCCCGCGCCTCGTCCGTCGTTTCCACCGTCGTTAAATCCGTTTCACTCATCACAATCCTTTCATAAAATAATCCATTAATATATCTCACGCAAAGCCGCAAAGTACGCAAAGATTCAATTAAATTTATTCATCAATCTCTTCAATCGCATCAGACAGAGATTTAAGAATTCCACTAGGCGCACCTTCTCTCTGCGCATCATCCGCGTCCTGGTCAGGATCAACCATTTTTTCCATAGTCCTCAACGGCACATTAGCCGCCTTTATCGGCAATGACAAAATTTTTCCAAATATTCCCATATAAACCTCGCTTTCTTCTTTGCGTCTTTGCGCCTTTGCGTGACCCTTCTTTCGGCATATCACCTATTATGCTCACTGTTCTAACTCAGCCGCCGCGAACTCCACCTTAGATATCTCCGCCATGTTGGCGCAGTAATCCGCAATCTTTTCCAACATCTCCCGCGTCAGAACCATCTCAACCTTCGGCGCCGTTGGCTCATTGAAAAAATCCATACAACAGAAAAAATTAACGTTTCTACCTCCCGGCAGGGGATATCTGTCTATGATCTTTCTCAGTTTTTTTGCATTCCATTCTTCTCTCTCCATCCTTTGCTGTAAGCCTTGGATTTTCGTTAATTGCGCATCTAATTTTTTAAGTTTATCCGCATCCATCGCACACTCCTTACTTCTTCACTTCTTCACTTCTCTTTTTTTTCACACAGGCAACATTCATTTTCGCCATCGACAAGCACACACTCCGTATCGTCGTCAATTTCGACCCGAATATAATCATCGAATTCCGCCATCGGCGCATACAGGGAACTGCCGCTGCCGCCGCGTAAAAGGACGCGTTCGCCTCTTTCTCCGCGAAGAAAGAAACGCTGCCCGAATTTCAACTCCTTCACCTTGGTCATCGCCCGCGGCAGCGGCTCGGCGGAAAACACTATCTCATCCTCCGGCCAGCGAATCGCCTGGCCAGTGCTCAGCGCCACAAACTCCACCCCCTGATTCGTGGTCCGAATCCATTCGCAGGGAGACATTCCATGTTTAACCCTACAACCATAACACACTTCCTTCGCCCGCAACCTATACTTATACCTTTCGTCCATCACAAACTCCTTATTTCTTTACTTCTTTACTTCTTTACTTCTTCACTTCTTCACTTCTTTACTTCTTCACTTCTTTACTTCCTCACCTCCATCTCCCCACTCTCCGCTTCTGTTTCTTCCTCTTCCGCTCGGCGATCCAGCCGCCGGAGAAATACCGCCAGGCCGCCGCCGCATAGACCCGAGTATCCAGATAATGATTCTGCTTATGCTTAACCACCCAATGATGGACCGTCATGCCCCGCTTATCCCGCGATTCCACCCGCTCCTCGGCCGCCAGTTGCTTAATGAAGTCCATCCCCGTCTCCGCGTGAAACGTAATCGCCCGACTCCCTGGCCCCTGACTCTGACTTTCCGCGTCAAAGTCAGAGTCCATGCCGTTAAACAGCTCCTCCTTAAAAGTTCCCGTATGCACATTAACATACCTCCGCCACCTCTTCGGGTCCCGCTGCCGCTTGCCCCGCTCGTCCGTCCTGACCGTCCCCATGGTCACCGGCCCCCCGGCCGCCGGCAGCGGCGAAGTCGAACCCTTACACGGGAAAGCATTACCGAACGCCTTACAAAAATCCTCCACCTCCGCCGACCGATACCGCGAATCCACAAACAGCGCCCCAACCCCCAGCCTTATAAATTCTTCTTTGTCGCTTTGCTTCTTTGCGTATTGGCGCGGGACTCTTCTTTCGTAAACCATCAAAACCA